ACCTAACTCCTGTAACCTTTGTCCTATTTGTTTTCTAGAACCTAGGTTAAATTCTTGGAGTGTCTTCCTCATGAAAGGTTTTCTTTCAAGCGTACCATCTATTATATCAGAGTACTCCTGTTCTGTCAATCCCTGTTTGGAAAGTTTACCATCTTTTTTTAGTTTAGGTTTAATCATTTTGTCATCAACCCATATAGGCTTGAATGTTTCATGCACCTTGTTCTCTGTTTCCTGTAGCTTAAAGCTAAGTTCGGATGCTAAGAACATTGCTTCTTCATCATTAAATAAGAACCCGTTTCTCTTTTGTTGTTCAAGTATATGTGTAACTTTATGTTCTAACTTTATACATTCTTTTGAAAATCCTAAAGATTCTTTTTTCAAATAATTAAATAATTTATAATTTATATCTACATCTCTTTCACAATAGGATAACATCTCCTTTGTAAACGCAGACCACTCAGGAGAATCTTTCTTAGGTAGTCCTAGTTTTGGACCCCACTTACCTATGCTGTGTCCACCCTCTCTTGTAGGGTTTAGTAGCCTAGATAAAACAAGTGTATCTATTACTTTGTCTGACTGATATAAATCTATACCAGTAAGTTTCTTGATTACAGGTATGTCATAACCTAAGATGTTATGTCCTATAAGCCTGTCTGCTTTCTGTAAGAACTTGATGCCTTCCTGTAAAGTGTCTTCGTAGAAGTGATGAAACTTACCATGTTCATCTTGTGCTACGAGACACCATATAACTGAAGGGTCTAGTCCGTCTGTTTCTATGTCAAATACTAACTGCATATGTTCTCCTTTAAAATGGTATGATGTCTTCGGCTTTAGAGTTTAAGATTTCTAAGTCCTCATACTCAGCAAGTCTACCTGTTTCTTTATCGTACACCAAGGAACAAGCCATACCTACATCTCCTGTATACCTTGACTTAAGGATACGAAGTCTTGTTGTTCGTGATTCTAAATCATCGTCTGATTGTTGGTTTCTTTCTAAGGCTATGACACAATCTGATAGCTGTGCAATACTGTTAGAGCCACGAAGGTGTGATAGACTTACACTTACACCGTTCTCATGACCCTTATTACCCTCAATCCTACGAAGATGAGAGACAAGAATTATACCAGCACCTGTTTCTTCTACCATACTACGAAGTCTGTGCATGATACTGTCAATAGCTTTTCGTTCATCACCATCAAGCATAGAACTAACAAGCATATGTAGATGGTCAACAACTACCCACTTACAATCACAACCAACGATAAGATATCTAAGCTTTGCAAAGATAGCATCAATGTCGTTAGCCCCGAAGTGAGCATGAATAAACACCCTGTCATTACTAAATACTTTATCAAACATACTTGTTAGTTTAGCTTCACCATACTCGTCACGAACAGTATCAATAAATAGTTTATCGTTAGCTTCGATAGAAAGTATGCCGTCAACTGTACGTTTCCAGTCTTCTTCCAAGGCTATGATACCCACGTTGTCTTCTGTTTGATTGATAAGCCAATGCTCTATCTCTCTTGTGATACTAGACTTGCCTAAACCTGTGCCTCCTGTTAGGGTTACAAGCTCACCTGCTCTAAGACCTAAGAGCTTTTTGTTTAGTCCTTCCCAAGGATAGGATACACTTTGCTTACGCTCTCTGTTAAGGAAGTCTTTTTGTTTCTCTGATACCCTGATGATACCTGTTGGTGTATAGACTTGAGCATCCCACCAAGACCTTGTAAAGTCTTGATGCTTACCCTTGTTGAGCATCTCGTTAGGGTCTTTGTAGCCATTAGGAAGCGTAACAATCTTTGCTTTTCCGGGCTTGATAATACTCGCAACTTCTTGAGAAGCTTTTATACCTGCCTTGTCATTGTCAAAACAGATAACAACATTGTCAAAACTTTCTACATACTCTAGGCTTTCTTTAACATCTTTGACAGCTGAAGCTGCACCACGTTTGATAGAGACTACTGCCCACTTACTGCCTAGTAACTCGTACCCTGCCATAGCATCACACTCACCCTCTACAATCGTAAGATATTTACCACCTTCTTTAAATAAGTTCTGCCCAAACAACCCTGTGTCTTGTAAGCTACCCTCAAACTTAAAGTTTTTATCTCTTATGTATCTAATCTTTGTAGCACAATGCTCATTGTTTATATAGAAAGGATAGTGATGCTGGGCTAATTGACCAGACGAATCGTATACAACTTTAACTCCATACTTTTCTGCTGTTTCTTTACATATATTTCTGTCGGTTAGTTTAGCAAACACACCACCATGTGCATTGAGTTGCTTGATAGGTGTAGGTGTTGGTTGTTGTTGTATATATTTTTCCATTGATGTTACGTTTCCCTCATAGTTAGAATAGAATTTGTCACAGCTAAAACATTTTGCAGAGCCATCAGCGTTTACCGATACTGCATCTTTGCTACCACAGTCGTGACAAGGCACGTGGTATTTTATAAATTTACTTTGTTCTTTCATGTTTACCCTCTTGTAAAATAGAAAAGCCACCCTGTTTCGAGAGTGGCTTTAGTTGGAGATACGAAAAGTTAATTATGATTCTTCGGTAGAAGCATCCTCATCAACTGTTTCTTCTTCAGACTCGACCACTGCTTCAGGAGTATCCTTCAAGAGGGTTTCAAGATTCCCCCTGTGAGTAGCACTAGCAAAGTTTAAAGCTTCTGTGATGACCTCAAGCTGAGAGACTTTACTAATTGTAACATTAGCATTGGCTCTTATACCGTCATCTTTAATCTTAGTAACATCATAAGACATTACATCCTCATCATTTTTAATAGTAATAATCATACTAAAATTCCTCACCGTCACCAAACGGATTAAGTTCAGAACCGTCTTGAGTTTTAAGTGCTACTAAATCAATAACCTGCATAGCTTGGAAGTCCAAACCTTTAAAGCTACCGTATTTATTATCAACTTCCCACTCGTTGTATTGAACTTTAACATGAGAACCATTACCGACTACGGAGTCGAGAGTGTTTTTCTCTTTATCAAAAAGTTTAGGTGCAGTTCTGACCATGCCATTTGCTCCATTTACTTTTCTCTTTACTGTTAACGCTCTACCTACAGATGTTTGACCACCATTCTCATCCTTAATGGATAAGTCTTTTACTTTAAAGCCTCTTGCTTCAAAGTTGTTAGCAACTTCATCATCTACTACCACATCCACTGTATACACAGGCTCAAACGTAGTGTTTGGTGTTGTTACCGAAGCCCAATAAGCTTTTCCTTCTAATACTGCCATATAATTTCTCCTTTGTTGGCTGTTTAACTGAGGGTATTATACCCTATTCCTTCTTCAATGTCAAGCACTATATCATCTAAAGTGCACATACTTTCATCGCAAAGCCTTACATAATACATGTCGGCTTCCCATCTTGTTTCGTATGCTACTTTATTCTCATACATTTCTTGACCATTGTCTTCTATCCAACAAATAAATTTTCTGTATTCATCTGCTGTCATTTTCATAAATCCTATTTCGTCCATAGTAAATGTACTCCTATAGTAATTACTATCAAGGTTAATAAATCTATTATAAATAATGCTTCTCCTACACTCATCTTGTTAATCTCCTTTGATTAATATATTCTTTTATTAAATTCTTTATGTTTTTATTTCTCCAAGACTTAAATGTTTCTTGAAAGTCTTTGTATCTTAAACACTCATCACAGTACTCACCATACTGTCGCATGATATACATATCTACCCTTCTTAGCTTTGGCATATCAATCTACAAAACTTTTAAAAGACATGTAAGGTGTCTCAACATGTTCGATAGGCATCCATTCTACCATATCCTTAACCATTTGTAAAGTCAAACCTGTGCCTATAGTTTCTCCTTCTGCATCAGAACCTAGTAGTAATCCATTACCTGCTAAGACTCTACTGTTTATAGAAAAGAATCTATTATCTGTTACATACAAGCCCTCATCATCTACATAGAGTACCTCTACGTTGTCCAAGTAAACACAATCAAAAGTATTACAATCTACAAGACTATATATTTCTTTAAAGTCTCCTTTATATTCTACTTCTTTTATTGTTTGTTCTTTTGGGTTTATTAGTATTGCTTTCATATTGCTGTTGTCTCCTTAAAAAATAAATCTTCTGCTATAAACTGTAATATCTCATCTCTATCATCATCAACATGAAGACTATAGAAGTGTGCTATATCGTTTATTCTTTCTTGTACTCCTCTATCCTCTAGGTTATCTAGCTCTATTACTTGTTCATGTAAAGCTTCTAACCTATTATTGTTATGTATGTCACTCATCATCTTTCTCCTCAGTAAAATCTATTATAAACTTCTCATCTAAAAATTCTTTAGATACTCCGTCTTGTTCAAGTTTATCTCTAAGAAGTTTAGCCAATTCATTATTTGTTATATTCATATTAATCTACCTTTATTATTAAACCATTAGACATAGTAACCTCTGCAAAGAACTCTCTAGTACCTGTTCCTTCAGGTAAGCAAGGTCTATTACATCCTATAAATTTACCGTCACTTTCATATTGGTCACCGAACATAGAAGTTTCAGTATACTTTAGTGGGTTGCCTATGTTTTCTTTCATTTGTTTTCTACTCTCGTAATTAAATATCATCATTGTTATATCTCCTTATGCTGTATGAACTACAAAGCCTGACATATCTTGTCTTGCTTTACCTTTTGCTTTGAGACCAACAACAACATTAGGTTTATCAAAGAACCTCATGTCTGTTTCGTCTCCATTAACTACCTCTCTACCTTTAAAATAGATAGGCATATCACCACTAAATACTACTGCTATGTTATAAGCTAACTTGTCGAACCAGTTGGCGTATCCCATGTTAGCATTACTGTAGCTCCATGTCAAGTGATAGTTTGTTATATGTTTTACTTTCCTAGTAGGTATCTTAGTGTAGTCATAGAACTGTACATCAGGAAACATCTCAAAAATATTCTTGTCATCTATCTTGATAGTCTCCCATTGTATATCACTAGTACCATTCAGTCGTAGGCAAGGAAGCTTATCTTTTTTCTTACAGTAATTAACAAACTTTGTAATGTCTGTAACCAAGTAGGACATGAAGATATCTCTAGCTTCTAAGTACAATTTAGTCTTACGTTTTCTCGCTTCTTGTATGACATTAGTGGTTTCACCCTTCTTCATAATGCCACCTCTACCTGCTGTATTAAGACAGGCTTCCTTGCACCCAGCAATGTCCTGATACGGACAAATCTTGGTACTGATTGGATGTAAATGTAATATAGCTGTCAAGTAATCTTGATAAACTTTATTACTTTTCTGTATTTTAGGATTACTAAAACTTAGTAGGTTATAACTCATCAGACTCCTCCTCTAACTCATTTAAAAATTCATCTACCCTTGTTGCTACCCAATCTGGTACGTCTCCTATATTTTCTTCAGTACCATCTTCCCAAACAATACCTATGTTCCATGCTGTTATTTTCATTAGTATCTCCCTGTATGTAAAAGTTCCTCAACCATACTAGATAGTATAGTCTTTAATGCTTCTAAGTCTTTTGCTTCTCTGATAGCTACCCTATAGTCCCCACCCTCCCCAAATTGGAGGGCGTTTTCTAACAAACTATTTACTTCTCTTTCAATCTCATGTGTAAAATCTATATTCATTTGACAAACTTCTCAGTAAGCTGGGCTATCAACTCACTAGATTCAAAGTCTCCACCCATAGTTACTAAGCCTATCTCATCTCTAATACTTTGCTTAATTTTTGTAGGGAAGTGAAAGTATATAGATACTTTATCTTTATTATATTTATTAAAAGTTAATTGAGTATCATTATAATAATTATTATATTGACTAGTACCTTCTGTACCACCAGCATACTCATCATTATAAAACTTTACTTGTTCTTCTAGCTCAGTATTTAAATCACTCATCTTATCACACAATACTTTTTGGTCTAGTTCATAATCTTCTAAAGCATTTAACATATTCTTTATCTTTACTTTTGCATTACTACTTTCATAGTTCTCATTAAACGCATCAGTCTTGTTTGCTTCATACATATTACATATCAATCTCTCTATTATCTCTCTATCACATACTCTCATTGGCTTTGCCATAATTCTATCTCCATTAAGTTGAATTAAATGGGTACTTTAAAGTGATACCCAGCACTATATTCTATCTTTGGAACAAAGAAACACTATAGAATAAAGTCTCTTTTACTCTAACAGTAAACCTATGCCAAGCACTATTTACATATCTTTCATAATCATCTACAACTTGCATTGTATCTTCGACATCAAAGTTATCTGCAACCTCTAAGACTTGCATACCTTTGTTGCTCTCTCCAAGTCTAACCTTTCTTTTAAACCACAATGGAAAGATAGCATCATCAAGTTGTTGATAAGCTGATACCTTAGCTTTATGAAATCCAAAGAATGTAATGCCTTTAGTTCTCTCAGTTCTTTCTTTTACAGCCCTTACCCTTAAAACATTTATACCTTGTTCTGTCGAATGTAACCATAGTCTTTGAACACTATGTGGTGCTGTATCAATTCTTCTTGTAGTTTTACTACCTCTAATTGTGTAAGTTGTCTTACTCATGTTCGTCTCCATTTTATTATTATTAATATTAGGTGGGTAGTTTTGATAAGTGATACCCACACTCTTTCAGGCTGTTGCTCGGTTTATAATTGTATAGTTTATCCTGATTGCACAGTTTACTTTACGATTTAACAGTAATCCCTAGAGACCAAGTGATATTATTTTGTGTGCTTTAGTTGTAGCACCTCTGTTACTTGGTGTCCTTTCCTTTAATTTTAAGCGTACTTTACTTTACCTGCTTCCTTTTCATTAAGGAATAAAGTTATTTTACTTTCGACTGTAATCATGTCACCTGTTTCGGTGTTAAATTCCTCGTTATGAAAGATTACATCTCTAACATAAAAGTCAGCTACCAGTCTTGTTTTACTCATCTCAATCTTTTTTACTTTGTGTAAATTAATATCCATATTTAATCCTATTGTTTTAGCCTTATTAAGCTAGTTAGTTGATTGCCCCAACACAATAACAAATCCGAATCGGTTTGTCAAGAGGAATAGGGCGTATAAATTTAATGTATGACTTTTAAATCGGGTTTATGATTAAAAGGATTCTCTAAAATCTCTAAAGATACATCAGCCTGAGCCACTACACTTGTAAATTCTATTACTAAGTTTATTAAATCTTTCTTAGTTAATCCATGATGTAGTAACTCATCAAAAGTTTCATAACCTTCTTCGTCTACCATAGTTTCACACGCTTCTATAAATTTAAAATATTCTACTACTGTCATATGTTTACTCCTTTAAGTAGTTTATTATTTGTAATAAATTATCATCTTCATTAATATAATTATGAAATATTAATGATTCTCTCAGCTCTCCGATAAAATCTTTAACATAAGATTTATCTGTTCTAGCTTCAAAATCATCATTAATATAGTTAGTTTTTTCTCTAACAAATTCTACTAAACCCTGTAAAACTTGTAATTCTTTTGCGTTAGGCATAGCCATAGTTTACTCCTTATATTTTTACTATGTTCCAAACAGTTCCCTGTTCCATAGATGTCTTGTTTAAAAAATCAAAGGTAGAGAAAACCTTTACCCAACCTCGTCTGCCTTGATACATCATAGACCTATCCTCTCTGAGATTAAAGGCTTCACGAAACCTGTAACCCTCTGATTTAAGGTGTCTTTTAGCCTTCTCCAAGCTATTAAACTTAACATAAGTTATCGTTTTAGCGTCTGCAATTGTTTGCATATTTTGTAATCCATTAGGATTTTCACATTTTCTTTTCATAGTTAGACCTCCATGAAGTTAAATTTATCATCATCAATCAAATCATTTGCATCTAAGTCTATGCAAAATTCCATAGTATCTAAATAATCTCTTTCTTCGAGAGCTTCATCAGAACAATCCATAAGCTCTAAGCCTTCTTGATTTTCGTCAATACGAACCTCAAGGCTCTCAAAGTCTGAGTAATATAGTTCTTCGTCGTTTTGTTGTTTGGCTTTAGCCATAATATTTCCTTGCTATTTAAAGCAGTAGTTAAAAAAATCAGTGCCACAGTTGACATTGCCCAATCAGATTAGCAAATCCAAATCGGTCTGTCAACTGAAACACGTCACATAAATGTAAATGTAAACAGTTTATATTAAATTCCATGCAATAATATAAACAAGTAAAGCTAAAGGTTTTAAAATAAACCAACTAAATATTTCTAAATTACTCATAATATTTTCTCCCCATCCCAAACTTTATAGGTATCATTTTCTTTTTCACACTCTGTACAGACAATAAACTTATCTATGTAGCCTGTTTCAGGACATTGAGTTTCAAATTTACTATAGATTTTAGTTTGTTCTATGCAAATATCACATATATAATAATCCATAATATCTCCCTACCAAGCCAAACGGCTTGGGTTATAGTTAAAGTCTTGAGGGTTACTAGTAAATCCATAAGCTTTCCACCATCCTTTTGCCTTATGATAAGTACCTGTTTCGTTATAACCTTTGGTAGAAGCTTCGGTCATAGCAGTTTTTCTCCACTCAAGGAAGGCTAAATCTCTGAATTTATGTAAAGGAAGCCTTGCTTTGTGGTTATTTGATTTCATGGTTACCCATTTTCTGCCTACTTTTACTTCATAAAGTCTCGTCCCATACTTGCCAAAGAATAAAGTTTGGTAGTGGTCTGACATCTGAGGATTTGTTAGCCTTTCCATACGCTTTTCTGATACATTTTCGATTAGATTTTCCATACATTTTCCTGAACTCAAAAGTTCGGTTTGCAAAACAGCTTGATTGCCGATTTGCCCCAACAAGTTTAAGGATTGATTTTTGATTTGTCAAGTGAAACACACAGGTAAACCATAAACGTAAACAGTTTACACACACGCCTGTAAATAAACTTTACATGATGTTTATACATAAACTTTACACGCCTACATGCGTAAAGGTTTCGCAGTTCCATTACAATTTCAGATATAAACTTTTCAGGCGTATGTGTGGATTA